CATACATCATTATGATAACGCAATAACAGGACAGATATGTCTAGTTCTGCGAGTTGTTTATCTTTCTGCAATTGTGCGGTGGTAGTCACCGTGTTTACCTTACCGAATAAACCTTCGAGCACAAGTTTGTTGGTTTCTGTGCCGTCCAGTGTACCCGTTGTACCATACCTATATCTGGCATTGACACACTTGTCCATCATAGTAGATAACGACTTTGCCTTAAACAGATGTACCTCATCTCCGAATATTGCTTCGAACTGTTCAAAGAAGTCCGTGCCAAACTTGTAGATAGATTGCCATGTAGATATAATGATAGGGCAATCCGTTGTCTTGTCCTTACCAGAGTATATCCTGTGACAGTTAGTCTCTACATCATATCCATAGTCTTCGAAGTCTTTGTACATCTGCTCTACCAATGATGTGGTAGGTACGATGATTAAAGTTTTCTTAACGTTCTTTTTTTCCTTGACATATCGCATTAAATTGTATATAATAAAACTCTTGCCACTGCCAGTTGGAGATAGTAGTAAACATCGTTTCTGTTCGATACCATGTGTTACTGCTTTGTACTGATACTCTCTTAGATCAAACGGCATTTTCCAATCATTCATAATCTTTATGAGTGACTGGTGATCTACGTTATTAGTCTGTGAGGGTATACCATATTTGGTATTGTCTACAATCTGTAGTGGATAGAATCGATCTGCACAAAACTTTTTCAAGTGATGATACAGACCCACGTTCATTTGTTTGGTGACCATGTTATATAACTTAACACGACCATCCCAAACTTTACGTTTGAACGCTGGCATATAACGATGGCCTGGAACAAAGAATGAGAAGTGTTCCCTCAACTCTTGTTCTTGACCTGCGTTAGATTCTATTGCCATGTATGAGTGGTTTAATAGTCTCACTCTTATGGTATTATCAATACCCATTACCCACCTGCTTCAAACTGTCTCCACCTTATCATATTACCAATAGTTTGATGTCTCCACTTGAGATTATCAACTATATCTGTCAATGTACTTATAATGGTTTTATAGTACTCAATCTTCTCTACAGATCTTTGTATCTCTGGATCTGCATTATAGTAGTACTCCATCTCACCTTTAAGTATCTTTAGTCCATTAAATGGATCTGGTTCCCAACCACTGGCAAGGATCTCTTCTTGAGACATCTTACCATTGTAGTACAACCACTTCTGTTTCAACAAAGTCAACTGTGCATTCTCTGCACGTTTGTATTGCAACTTAGTTAGTGATAGGTACTGTAAGTATTTTGCATGTAGGTTGGGGGTGTTCATAGACACATCATCTAATTTGTGCTGTCCAATCACACAGTCTTCTTTCCACTCTTTCAATATGCTTTCAAGATCTAACATTATATTTTCCTCATTCTATATTATATATTACAAATTTATCCTCGTTCGATATGCTCTACGCAATCCTCCCACCAATCAGTAAGGGGTCGCATTCTGTCAGAAGTATCTGCCATAACATAACTAAGAGTAATTCTTTTACAATTTGTTCTTGCACAATGGTATACATGTTCGTTATCTTCACGTGTACCAAAGTACCCTGCTTTACACGACCAACCCACCTTGTCCTGCATACGTACTTTCTTACCTTCTTTGTCGAGGTACTCAAAGTAACCGTCACCAGTCTCTGACCAAGTAAAGATCAGATTGTGACCAACTGCATTCTCATTCGTATGCCATGCGATAAAACCATCGGGTGGATACATCTGAGACAATGCACTGTGACTTACTCCAAGTTCAAGGGAGAGTCTGTCGTTAATATCATTATACACTATTTTGTATTGGGAGTCAAGTCCATTATAGTGATCTGGTTTTAAACAATAGGAACATGCATTCTTAGGACTACCGTCATGATCTTCTATGATAGACTCAAGAAACTCATCTCCAGTCCAGTAGTCTGGGTTGTCTCCATCAAGTTGATTATTGGTTAACTCAATGGGTTGATTGATAAAAAAGTGTTCAAACTCTTCAAGTATCGATTGTACTTGGGGATTCATAATATTAATAGTTTTCATTATTTTATCTCAAACGAACTGAATCGGAACCCCACTTGGAATGTGGGATAGATTATATCCGTAGTATTACTTGTCATTGTTATTGCACCTATGTTAGTAGGTAAACAATCAAAGTATTTTATTTGCACATTATTGTTATTATGTGATGTCAGTATAATAAGTGTTATATCTGAATACGTAGATATATTAGCACCACCAACTTCATTGTCTTGTTTCTGATTAACGTTACGTTCCAACCATGACTGCATCTCTTTATATGACATCATGTCTTCATCAACCATTACTTCTAGGGACAATTCACTGTATGTGATCTTGTCACCTGCCAGTGGTACAGATGTAACACGTGCCACAGGAAGTTCTACTGGATTCGCATTAGCGCCAGGATGAGTAACAGATTGTGCAAAGAACTCTAGGTTCTTATATTGGTCACCAGAGATTATAAACTTAAATCCGGTTGGTTGTAAATAGTTTGTGTTTGTGGTAAGTGCCATAGTAACCTCTTAATTATACCTCTATTTATACGAGTTATAAGTGCCATCCTTGGCGATCTCATTCTAGTCCTTTTCTGGTGCAGTTGCATCTGTGCCAGTCTTGGTAGCAACATCTTTAATCAAGTTAGATGTTACGTCCAATACACCGGCAGTTACACCAAAGACATCGGAACCGACACCTTTAATAACACCACCAGTACCATCGATAGTTGCATCGACAGTTGAACAAGCAGATAGAACCAATGCGAACGCAATTGCAATTATACGCATAGTAATCTCCTATCTTGTACTTCCGACTGTGGTTTCCTTTCCACAACTGCGGTGCGTACCACTTGATACGCAGAACTTAATCCTCGTCTGTATTTATACACATAAAAAAAGGGACTCCGAAGAGTCCCTTTAAAACAAATACTAAAGTATTCTTATGTGAGGATGTTGTCCACACGGAAGATACGGTAGTACTGGTTAGTCTTAGCAGTAGCAAGACCAGATGCAGGAGTCGCACCGACAAATGGGTTTGATGCCATTCCGTAACGAGTCTTAAATCCGATTTTTGGTTGGAAAGTATCTTCCCCAACTGCTTTAACCATTTGCAAAGGAACGTATGGGCAGTAGAATAAACCTGCGTCATATGCGTTAGTACCTTTGTAACCAACAGTGATGTAATCTGCTTGAGCATATGGATCGATATACACTTTAATACGTCCGTTCAGAGTACCGGCAAAAGTATTACCAGTATCATCTACTTGCAAAGAAGTAGACATATTAGGAGTGTAATCAAGCATACCAGAAGCAGAAAGAGCAGTAGCAACATCTGAAGAACAGATTACTACGTTACCTTTACCACGTCTAGTTTCTTTAGCGATCACGTTACATTCACGGTCAATCTGTACTACTAGACCTTTGAATTTCTCAGCAGACCAACGTCCGTCAGCGTCTGAAGAAAGATCAAAGATACCGTTCTTAGTTACGTTTGCTTGAAGAGCACCAGTTTTTGCTTGACTATTGATAGTACGGATAACTTCACGGTTAATTTCCGCAAGGATCTCAGTACTAAGAATGTTAGCAAGTTCAGTTTCTGCATCCAGACCATGAATTGCTTTAAGGTCTTGAGCAAGTTCTAAACTGTACTCTGCTTTAAGAGCACGACTCTTAGCAGTAACAGTTGCTTTTTCAATGGTGAAACCCATTTCTTCAAAAGCAGCGCCACCACTTGAACCATATGCTTCCATATTGGCAGTAGTATCACCAGTACCAGTTCCACCTGCACGTAGTGCATTAGCAGAATCGCCAGCAGGGTTAATGCCGTTGAAACCAGAAACGTTATCAGAATCGTGAGTACCAACACCAGAGAAGTTAGTCTCTGCTTCGTTGAATAATGCTTCACGAGATCCAGTTGCACCTGCACCATAACGTGCCTTCATCGCAAAGATGAGACCAGTTGGGCCAGACATAGGTTGTACACCACATACGTCATATGCCATTAGGTTAGGCATTGCACGGCGTACAAGTGAAATTAACACAGGATCCCAAGTTCCGATTGAACCAGTATTAGCACCTGCTGGCGCTGCTTCGTTCAACCCACCGAAACCGTTGTGTTGTGAGCGTTCTTCCATCATTGCGATCTCTTGGTTTTCCAAGATAGCGGCAGTGACAGCTCTACGCTGGTGGTCTTTAATCTCGCCAGCAGAACTTTCGTTC